CTACCTACTGTGCTCTTCATCACGGGGGCAAGCTGGAATGCTTGCCTGTGAGGTGTGCTTTCAACTATAGAAGTTGATGAGTTGGTATCACCGATGGTTCCTGACACGTGAATAGTGTCATCTCGTGATAGAGTTCTATTGATTACGTTTGTGTAAATGCTAGCTGATGTGCTTGACCTGTTAACTTCAGGGATCAGCGTAGAGATATCAATGGAGGTAACAGATGATGACACAGAGTGTCCCTTCTTGTAGATTATGATAATCTATTTATGGACAGGGACACTCCGTTTTTACTGCCTCAACACAGTGGAAGATAAAGTTTGCACCATCTCTATGTCTGAGATGGAAATGTCAGGATACAAAACTTCATCTTCTCTAGCTTGAATTTGAAACAAATCACCAAACTGGTTGGTTTGAAACGTAGGCACTAGTACAACCGAGCTTATGTCTATTGGGAGGGCAGAGTGGATAGCAGAAGCTAGTTGTGTGAAGTAAAACGTTTCCCCAAACTCCCATTGGGTAATATCAAAGAAGTTACGAACCGTTGTGACAATTACACTCTTTATTTGGCTATCTGTGAGCTCGGTCCTGGAAGTCCTAACTACCTTCAACGTTGCACGAACTTGTTGAGCAGCGTTACGGCCAAACAGTAGCTTGATCCGTCCTGGCCGCAACACAAACGTGTCAGATACCATACCGTTATCGAGCATGTATCCATATGATGTTCTAAGATCAAGAGGAGTAGGCAGTGTTGGTTTGGGTTGAGTTTGATCTTCCAACCATCTCTTCAAAGCTGTAAAGTATCCACGTGTAATCAAAATACCGTCAATGATATTTGACGGAGAGGGATCGATTAGGTGGTGATCTACAGAGTAGTGCATCCACATAAAATTAAGAGAGGCGCGTCCCATTTTTCGTGACCACACACCATCCGCATTAAACACACTCTCTTCATAGGAAGTTATGTTGTCTATTGTAGACGGGAGTGCATAGGGTGCAGTTGTGGTTGACATCTGCATGAAATACACATACTCTCTAACTATTATAGAAACACTAGATACGTTTACACTGGACCCGAGGGAAGTAGAGGTACCAGATCTCAACAGCTTTACTGTTGTGCTTACATGCTGACCGACACTAACATCCCCTACAACCCAGTCTATTCCTTGCGTTAACCGTTGCCCCGAAGATGCATATACCTCTACATCACTAGTAGTAGATGTTGTGCGATCAATGATAAATCCAATCGGTGAGTTGACCACAATGCCACCAATCGGTACTGTAACATTGGATAAATTTACAACTATTTTGGGGTTAACTACGCTTGCCAACCCAGTGGTCAAGAAAGCGTTAGCAAGATTGACCCCGTCAGGTACTCTATCGCCGTTATTATCTTTTGGAAGAACATTGAGACGATGTATATCTTCAGTGCCTGTATCTGTACCTACGGACACTAACTGCTGAGCTAAAATATTCAACTGCAACTCTGCAGGAAGAACACCCGTACGTGAAGCATCTATGTTTGCTGGCAAAAGTGATATTATATCACTCGAAGTTCGTTGAGAATCATAGTCTTGCACAATTGGTTGTTCATTGACGTTCCAAAACGCTATGTTTTGGCTTTCAAACACAAACTTACGAGACACATACGATACGACATATGTCGTATCGGAAGCTGTTTGCTGCGTAATGGTAAGTAGTGGTGAAGGAATGAAAGACGTTGGCCAACCATATGGCGCTAACGTTGCTGGTGGGGTGCTACTACTTAACACAGGATACCACACATTTGTATCTTTATTGAAGTATAGTGAACAAGACACGGGCTGTGGAGGTGGCGTTAGAGCTGAAGTAATTGCAGCCACTTCAGCAGGCGAAAACACTCTGCGGTAGTCATTTACATCTATATTTTCACATGCTAGTTGCAAAAACATTCCCGTTGTAGAAAGTACAGGCTCAATATAGGCTGATATCAAAGCTGCAATTTCAACCCTGGGAGTTGTGACTGATACTGGTTCATCTAGCAAATACAGTACGCCGTCCGTACCTAGCATTTTTACGTTTTCATATGATCCTGTGGGGTCGTGCCAAGCAACATAGTTGGAATCACCAGCAAATGTTCTGACAATAGACCTCAGCTTCAAAATAGACGGATCTTGAAGCATAAAAGAGTTATAGTCTTTGCCGTTAACCATTCGGTCCTGAGAATAATACACTGATGGAGCAGCTACTCTCACATGCTCCATGTCCTCAGAGGCTGATCCATTTTGCAACGTGTTAATGAGAGAAAAGGTAATTGTCAACGTCTGTGTTCTGCCGTTAGAGTCCACGTAGCTCATCTGCTGGGACGTACCGGACACTGCCGATTTAGATATTGCGTTGTCTATATCCTGAGAAGTTCTGACCCATATATCAAAAGAACCCTTGGGAATATCCGCAAACTCCCCATCACCAAAAATTAATCGGATCTGATTGTTTGCTAGCGTCTCTACTTCATATTTGCTTCTATTGGGGTTGGTGTTAAAGATCACGTTTTGGGCATGTGCCAAATCCACCTGCACCCACTCCCCTGTTTTACCTGAGCTTACCGTCTTAGTTGTAGTAATGGTATCCAGTGTAGCTCCAGTAGACGCGTCTACGTTATTAAGCCACACGTCAGTATCATTAATATTGGATGTTGATACAGTGTAAGTTTGGTTTGGTGTGACGCCGTCAAATGTTGTGCGCACTCTTTGAAGTGTCCCCTGCTTTGTGAAGCAAAAGAACCCTGTAGTAGAAGAGTTATCCCCTTGACCGTCTTGGCCGTATAGAACGGAAAATTGGCTAGGTAAGGAAGGGCGGCGTTCTACTATCCCAGACGTGCCACTATAACCAACAGGAACAAGCTCCATCGGAACTGAGCTGCCACTTACAGTGGCGTTGTACTGAAACACGCCGTTTTGGGGGGTGACCACATTCCAGTTATACACCTCAAACAATACATCTTGTATCTGGAAGCGGTCTGCAGGCCCCACAGACCCAAAAGGTTGGTCCGTTACCCTATTAATTACCGTTAAAAATTGATCCTTCCATAGCGTGTTGGTAGGATCGTCCCACGTAACGACAACATTGGCAAGGTTATTGTTGTTGGCATCGTAAACAGTTTCAGTTGTGGATACTGATGTTATTTTAACTAACCCTCTTGCTGGAATTGGTCTAGCTGGTGTGTAAGACACCAGCTTAGCTAATCTGAGTATAGAATCTTTCCGTTGAGCAGTTGTTATGAAATTTTCATGTGCATTGACATCCATCCGATAAGCCAACAGCTCAGCGATGTATGCAAAACACTCTATGATTACTATCAGTTCGCTAGATTCGATGAAATCATTAAAGCTTTCTGCAAAATATAGCTTAATGTAGTCAACTAAGCTTTGTTTGATTGTGTCATAATCAAACGCTGCAAAATTAATATTGGAAAATGCCTGATAGGCCTTTTCCCAAGTTTCTGCTCTAGCAACAATTCTGCTCATGTGTATCCCCAAGTGTAGTGGTATTTATGGAGCGATGCTCAACTTGAATTTCCATCAAATACCAAGTTCAGAGTTAACGTACTTGACATATTCAACTCTAAGTATCGCAACTGAGCCGCAGCCGTTACTGTGTTAGTGTCGTAAGAGGGGGTTATGACCAACTGTTCCAAAGATACCCTAGGATCAAACTCAAATACCGCTCTCAAATCTTCCTCTAAGATTGTGAGCGTAATGTCGTCCAACGGTTCAAACACCAATGTTGGAATTCGAGTTCCAAAGTTGGGCATCATCAACCTCTCACCTCTAGAAGTATAAATGTGATTTAACAAATCTAACTCTACACACTGGATGTCACTAACAGAAAAAGATTTCTGAGAGTCATACTGATGCGTGGAAAAACCTCTATATAACCTTTTTTGTGCCATGATTACCTCCTCCAATACCTACCTCTAGAGATTGGAACTCCACGCTCCATCTTCCCAACATTTGGATCATCATACCCCAATTCAGGATCATCAGTTTCATCACTTGCTGTCACTACACGTGCCCAAGGTTCGTGTTGCGGTATACGAGATGCGTGAAACGACGAAGGTGCAGTGGTATCATCAGCTGAGATGGCAGGGGTTGCTGGAGCGCCGTTAGTACTGATAGAGGGTGCTGTTTGTTTAATTGCTGTTGCAGCCAAGACATTAACAGCAGCACCGTTAATGTAAGCGTTGCTGGTAGCCTTGAGGTGAAGTTCGCCCCCTGAAGCCTTCAGTGCCGTTGATGCGAGAATGTTAATGCTGTCAGCTTTAATCCCAACACTTTCTCCAACGGCCAGTATGCCTGATGACGACTTTAGGGATAAGTCGCCTCCGGTAGCCTCTATGTTCACGCCTTTGCCCTTGATATGTACACCGCCTGCTGCTGACATCCTGATTGTTTTGTCTGATGTTAGGTTTAAATCGTCAACAGAATGTATGCTCACTTTTCTGGTTGAGAACATATCAATATTCCCACACACATCCATTTCTACCCAGCAGTTGCCCTCAGCTGTGGAGATGTAGATCCGCTCATTGGTGTCATCCAGAATAACTTGATTGCCTGATGTAGTGCGCCACCTGATCCTGCAATTCTCTTGTCTATCATCCATGGAAATTGAGTGAAACCCAGGTGTGACAATGGAATAAGTCAACGAATCTGTATTAGTGTCTGTCACAGATGTATCACTATGTGGATCTATTCTACTCGGGGAATATCCCTGTGTGATAGTCATTCCTTCGGGGGTTGTTGCTCCGTCATCATCTGGAACACTACTATAGGTTGCTGACAATTGATCTACTTTTACTGCTGACGCAGAATAGTCAGCAGCACGCGTAGCAAACTCCTTACTTGAAGATCCAAACGCTTTTCGTTGGTTTGTTGCTAGTGGCTCTATCGGCTTTTCATAAGAAGTGTAAGGTCCAAACGGAGCTGTTAAACCGGTTGTGTCTGATAACGCTGGGTGGCTTTCTTGCATGTATCTACCATGAGGCATGGTATGTGGTGTAAACTGATCATACACACAACCCGCATACACGCGAGTAGCAGGATTTCCATCCACACACATTACTAGCGCTTGCGCTCCCAACTTTGGAATAGCCCACATACCATATGCTACTGCCCCCTCAGATGAGTCAATGCCTGGCCCTCTAGTTCCCATCTCAACGGTGCCACCGAAAGGAGACACGTATAATGCCCAAGGCAGATCCTCCACAGGGGTGCTCCACGAGTCTCCCCACTGAGGGCACAATATGCGAAGTCTTCCCATCTGCTGAGGATCGTTTGTGTCAACAACGGTCCCGATTGTGCTGTTAGATACCTTGCTATTATCAGGTACTGCGCTGTCAAATGTTGTTCGTTGGTTCATTTTTTAGAACTTAAATCCATATTGCGTGTTGCTTGAGTTCTGGGAGTAGTTTCAGCAGACGGCTGTTGTTTCCCACACTCATTTACATCGTTTTTGCCTTGCTGCACCTTTTGATTTTGAGCTCTTGCAAGGTTAGAAGCGGCAGTGCGAGAGCTAGCTACTGTAGAGGGAACTTTGGGTGCTACTTGCATTCCCTTTTTAACAGTAGACGCCATTTTTATGTGTGCCCATGTTCTTATTCCGCCTATATTGGGTGGCATTCCTGGATTTAGCGCAATCTGAGACTTCAGCGAAGATTTTAGTTTATCGGTTGTCCCCAGTTGTTCCAACAACATAGATCCTTGGCCTGCGTTGTCTAATTCAATAATTTGCTTACCTATTGGCTCACCCATTAAATGAAGCAGGTACAGATCTCCCACATCCGTCGTTCCTCCAAGAGCTGCTACAGATCGCGCTATCAGGCTAGCCCCAGCGTCAGCACACTTATTGGGGTCAGTTCTAAGAGGAAGAGACACCTCGGGAGGAGTTCCACGAGGCACGTCTCTAATAGCCCCCTGAGATACCAAACTTTTCCACGTGTCCTCAATAAATTGGAATAATCCAGTAGCTGTTTGTTTTGGGTGTGGGTTTTTTGCGGTCGGGTTGAACTTGGATTCAAATGCTGCAACTTGAGCTAATACTACCTGATCAACGCCGTGTCGACCTGCAGCTGCCAATATGGCAGCTTTAACTTCGGAAGTCGCTGAATCCCATCCATTAATATCAGACAGACTTGCAGCATTAGCGTTGACAGTTTTTGCGTCAGCTATATTTGTAGGCTGTGTGCCACTGGGTGCGTCATGAGGTACGGTTGCTGTAGAGGGAGGTGTAGTTGCTCCTATTTGATTATCAAAGCACTTACTTACGCGTCCCTCTATGTCAACCTCTTTGTCTCGGGCAGATATGTCAAACACGTTCTTTTTTGGAATACCAAGCATGCTCAGTGTTTGTGTAAACTCACCATCAGAGAACGTGTGTTCTATACTGAAAACATAGTAATATCCATCAAACCAAAAATCAACAGCATAATCCCCGCCTGTGTCTCCATTCACAGACCCACCCGTGAATAGAGCTATGTCATCATTCCCTCTGGGCATCTTAACTCTAACTTTTGCGTATGACGGCACGTGAGACCAATCTTGAAAATCCGCGTCGGGGGTAGACGGTAAGGTTGTGGGGTTAGTATTCATCAACTTAGCGGAGGAAGAAGAGCTGTTGATGGTAGACAACATTCTATCATTGCCCATGATTTTCATCACAGCTTCCAAGCACTCCAGAGAGGCATGCTTGGATAGTGTATACGCACTCTGAATGCCATTAGAAGCATTCTGTGTGTTGAGTAAAGTAGACCAGTTTATCTGAGACCCGAAAAACACAGGAACTGCTACGCTGTTGCCGCCAAAGCGGTTGCCCTGAGTCCCAACTCCTGAAGCAGATGCTAGCATCTGTTTATTGGGCGCCCGTTCACGCTGCGTCTTAAAGGTGTTTGCTAAAGTTGCTGTTTGAAGATATGCCAAACCCATGTTGACTTTCATATCAAACTCTAATATATCAGTGTTTTTCCCTGTATACACGTAGTCAAACGTTATAGTATTGCGATTTATGAGCTCAACAGTCGGGTCTTTGTCGATTTGTTCCTGAGATTGTGACAGCGTGTCAAACGCTCCGTTTACTATTAAAGATTTAGGTGATTGAAACCTAATAACCTTGTAGTACACTATACACATAACTCCTGAAGTGTCATTAGGACCCGTGGGATGAACCGCAGACAGTATTTTATACTCATATTTAATGCCACTAGATGGATCGCCTTTTGCTAGTTCCGACAATACCTGGGGGCTTTTTCTCATGATCACATCAATCACACTCTCAATGCTAGACTGAGCTGGACTTGAGATTTGCGCAGGGTCAGCACAATTGGCACCATTTTTAAATAGAGATGTTTGGTCTGACACTGTGTAATTTACAGTGCCTCCTTTGTCTTGGTATATGTCGTCAACATCAATGACGTACTTAACCTTTCTCAGGGACTTGAGAACACTGTCTACATTAGGAGCATTGGCAGCCTTAATTTGATCATACACACAATCAAAGTATGTGGCGTATGTTGCATTTAGTTTGTCTTCAAAAATCTTAAGAGTTTGGTACAAACTCTTTCCGGCTGTAAAGTTTAAGCTGTTTGTTGCCCTACTGTATTGAGGCAGCCGAGCAGCACCGTGTGCCATGGACACGAACGATATGTTGTATTGGCCTCCTTGCTCAGTAAAACTTCCTTCAACATCTAGCAGCAGTAAGTTTAGCGGGGGGATGTCGGAAATTACCTCTGTAAACTCTCCCCTATCTTCGCTATATCCGTTGCCAACAAACACTGTCTTAAGGGCACACACTGCTTGAGCTGAGTCTATTCCCATGGCATTGCAGCTCTTTACCAAAATGTCTAGAAACACAACCCCCTTTGGTTCACTCACTGTTAAACTTCCGTCTATCTCAATGGACGGAGACGCAGCGTTGGGAACTGCATCACCTGCTGTAGTAGAAGTCCACTTTGCTTCTGTAATAGAAAAGTCGGCATCTCTAGCGCCATGTATCAATATTACGTATTGACCGCCTGACGGGAGCACTCTTGGGTTATATTTACCCAACGATGACTGAGAGTGTTCGGAAGCACTTGTAGTAACCCGTTCCCACGTGAGCGGATCGGATGAACTTGCAAGTTCATCCGCTGCAGTTGCGCTGTTGCATATGGCAAGAATGTGATAGTAGCTGTATGATCGATACTGTGACAGGCGGCTTGCGGGGGTGGACATGAGTTATTTTTTAGTTAAAAGCTCGCTAAATGTGCGAGCTTTTGTTGGTAATTGCAGTGATGCACCTGTTACAAACTCTTCTTGTACATCTACTATGTTGTTATATTGCAGCACAAACCACATGAGGGTGGATTTGCCATACATGCTTGCTGCTAATAAGTCAGGACGTTGGTGATACTTTGCTTCTAGGACATAAGGAACATCTGTTGTCGAGGTTGTAAAGGTGGTTCGCTCCCACCACCCAATATTATTACCAACCACAGTAGATTTGCCTCCGTAAGAGTACCTACCTAGGTTTTGCTGATCTGATCTCATAGTTAAAACCCCTGTAGCGTCCCAGTTTTGTATTTGTTGAGATCAAACCTCTCATACTCAGACGGAGAGTGTGTTTCAAGCAAGCTGATAGACACGCTTAGTTTTATAGGAAAAGGCACTGCTGTTGCTGTGTCTATTTGGTTTGTTGATCCGTCAATTAGAGCGGAAGTGGGAATATAGTCTACATCCTCGGGATAGGTTATACTCAAACTCGTCAACACTACAGGTATTCGCGATAAGTTGATTGGATTAAACCCGCCCTGATATAGGGCAGCCGCTTGATCCGCATATGCATACAGGTATAGTACGTCAGGAGGAGCACCTCTTAGTTGCGTGTCTTCAGATACACGCTGCTGTGTGCCTGATGTTCCGGTAGTATCTGTTTGTCCAAAGTAGGGTAGCGTCCATGACCTTAGTAGTTGGAGATAGCGCATGTTGCGTAGAGCGTCTCTGCCGTTGCGAGAAATTAGGGGAGCTGTAATTTCGAATGATCGTGAGGCTGAACGCTTGAACACCTGAATACTTCCTGGCATATGAACAGGTGAAGATGTAGAGTACTCTACAGATCTAGACTCGGTAAGAGCAGGAGTTACACGGAAAGCTACTTCTTTGGAGCGTATACTATCCACATCCGCTCCTGCCCGCAACGCAGAAACCGGCACAAGCCTTACTTTGAACTTATTTTCCACTATTTGCTCCCTTTGAGAGCGTATTTATGTAGTTGTCTCTTGCATGGTTTTTGGTGTACAATTGTGTTGAAACCTCAACAAGAAGGTACTATGGATATTAAAGATAACACCAATTTGCCATCTCCGTCCAATCCCAATAAGCCTAAGACGAACTATGTAAATAACAAGGACCTTCTTAGAGAAGTGATCTTGTCAAAAGAACAAGGAGTTATGTCTCCCACATTGGGGAAAATGCTCAAATTGTTATGTGAGAGATACGGGCGACACGCTAGCTTTATCAACTACACATACAACGACGATATGCAAGGGTATGCTTTAGTCACTCTTGCTCACGTGTGGAAAAGTTTTAAGC